GGCAGTGGCGAGCGCGTCGGGTGGCAGGTCGCCGGTGGGCATGGCTGGCGCGGGGGCGTGGCCGGCGGCGGCGCCGACCCTGCTGCGGGCTCCGGAGCCGGTCCCGTGGTGGGTGGTGGTGGCGGTGGTGTAGGTCTTGGTGAGGGTGACGTGGGCGGCGTTGGTGGAGTCGTAGCCGGTGTAGGCGAGGCTGATTTGGGTGCCGTCGTCGGTGATGGCGAAGCGTCCGTACTGCTGGACGAGGGAGGAGCCGGAGGCGGGGTACTGGCCGGCGGAGTAGGGGCCGCCTTTGCGGGAGGCGGTGTTGTTGAAGGGGGCCGCGTGGAAGATCGGGACGCCGCCGGGGGAGTTGCTGCCGTCGTCGGCGGCGAGGCAGTGCTGGTCTCCGCCGGTGAGGACGATGTTCTTGCCGGACGCGGCGTAGAAGTTCGCCATCTCGGTGCGTTCGGTGGTGAACCCGAGCCATGAGTCGTCGCCGGCGATGGGGGAGCCGATCCACGGCTGCGCGTTGACGACAATGATGAGCGGCTCGGTGGCCGCGGTGATGGCGTCCTTGATCCACTGCTTCTGCGTCGCGCCGAGGGACGTCTTGGTGGGCGACTCGGTGGTGGACGGGTTCATCTTGAAGGACTGGGTGTCGGTGACGACGAACCGGACCCGGCCCCAGGTGAACGTGTAGTAGCAGCCGGTGGCGGGGATGGCGGGGGTGGGGAAGTATTCGCGGAACGCGGTGTTCCAGTTGGCCCAGGCGGTGGGGTCGGTGCCCGCGGTGGAGTTGTTGTTCATCCCGTCGTGGTCGGAGGGGATGTAGACGATGGGGCGGGTGGCGAACACGGCCTGGTGGTTGGCGGCACTGACCTTGGCGAGCATCTTGGCGCGGACGTTCGCGAGGTCGGTGCCGGACCCGTCGGCGTAGTAGAGGTCGCCCAGGTGGAGGAACAGGTCGTCGTCGCGTGCGCCGATGGCCGCGAGGGAGTCGGAGTCGGTGGAGTCGGTGCAGGAGCCGAAGTCGATGTTGAATGAGGCGGCGCCGGACGGGGCGGTGCGCAGCGACCCGATGGTGGCGGCGGTGTCGTCGTGGTCGGCGCCGTCGCTGTCGGTCATGACGACCCGGTAGTAGTACCGAGTGCCGGCAGTCAGGCCGCTGACGGTCAGGTGGGCGTTGCCGTTGGCATCGGGGGTGACGGGCGGGCCGGTGACGACGCCGGTGGTCATGGCCTGGTCGGTGGCGACCTTGAGCTTGGCGGCGGTGGCGTTGGAGACGCGGGCCATGACGCGGCCCGTGGTGGGGGTTCCGCCGACGCCGACGACGCGGGTGAGCAGGATCGGGGTGACCGCGCCGCCACCACCGGAGGGGCGCAGCCCGGCGAACCAGGCGTCCCCGGCGCGGGACACGGACAGGGTGAACGTGACGGCGCCCGTGGACGAGCCGGCCGCGAGGGGGGTCAGGTAGTGGCCGCGGACGTGGGACTTGCCGCCGGACGCGGAGCTGGCGCCGCCGGTGCCGGTGGCGGGGTTCCATTCGTCGGCCCACTGGCCGGGGCTGGTCGGCTGGGACCAGACCTGCGTGGTGACGCCGGTGTTGGCTCCGGCGCCGCCGATCAGGACGGCGCCCTCGGTGACGACCGTGGCGGCGGGGATGGTGAAGGCCGACAGGCTCGCGGTCGTGTCGACCGGGACGCAGGTGAAGTCGATGGGGTTGGCCTGGTCGACCCCGGTGTAGGCGCAGACCTCCGCGGAGCCGTAGGTGGCCGTGGTGGTGGTGAACGTGAACGACGCGGCGGCGGCGTCGGCGGCGTCGGCCACCTTCCACATGACCCGCTGGTTGGGGTTGCCTGCGGCGGTCAGGTAGTACAGGCCGGTCCACCCGGCGGGCAGGTCGATGCCGACCCCGTTGGTCAGGACCGCCGCCACCATGACGTCGCCGACGGCCAGGCCGGCGGGCTTGGGGCAGGTGAACGTGGCCGAGGGCGCGGTCGACCAGACCTGGACCTGCCCGATCGAGCGGAAGTCGACGGCCACAGTTTCCTCCTACGGGTAGAGCGGGCGGGGTCAGGAGGAGGTGACGGGCTCGGTGATGCTGTCGACGGTGTATTCGCCTGCCGCGTTGAAGGTCTGGTCTCCGGTGAGGAGGCAGCCGCCGCCGTAGGTGCCTCCGGTCTGCGCGGACCAGTAGCCGACCCGGACGACGGGGCCGGACGCCGCGCCCCCGGTGAACGCGATGTCGGCCGCGGACAGGTCGCCGTTGCTGTTGGCCCAGCCGGCGGGCTGGCGGGCCGCGGTCGACTCGCTGGCCGAGGACGAGACGCCGCCGGTGGTGTGCAGGGACAGGTAGGGGTAGGCGGCGGCGAGCGCCGCGCCGTCCTCGGTCAGGGCTGTGTCGTTGAATGCCATGGTGTCTCCTTCGAGGTGCGTGCGGGGGTCAGTCGGCCGTGTAGTCGGCGGGCGGGTCGGGTGGGGTTCCCCCGAGGGCGTGGATCGCGGCGATCAGGTCGCCTACGTAGCGGCGGGCCGCGGCGAGCGCCTTCTCCAGCAGTCCGATCCGCTGGGTGTGCTGCGTGTTCTCCGTTTCCAGTGCAGTGATCTGGGCGGCCTGGGTGCCGTTCTGTCCGGTGAGGGTGGCGACGTCGGACTCGAGTGCCCTGAGCCGCTCGCCGTGGACTCGCCGGGTCTCCTCGAGCAGGCCCTTGTAGCCCTCGATCTGAGCGGCGAACCGCTGAACCTCGGTGGACTCTTGCGACGTGGCGCGGCCGAGCTTGGCCACGGCGTAGGTGATGGCGGCGGTGATGAGCGTGGACAGGACGGTGGCGAGAGCAACAATGGCAGCGGTGCTCACGGGTCACTCCCCTGTGTGGCCGGGCGTTGCGGGGCGGTGGATGGCTGCGGTGAGGGCGACGAGGCCGAGGAGCGCGACGTGGATCGCGGCCGAGTACCAGCCGGTGCTCAACCCCTCGTGCCCGGTCAGGTAGAGCAGCCACGCGGTCAGGTAGGACGTGATCCGCAGCATCGGCCCGAGGACGAGCAGCCCGAGGGCGATCCAGTCGTGTTCACGCGACCACGCGAGGCCGACGGCGGCGGCGGCCGGTGCGAGCCATAGCGCGGCGCGGACCGGCATGGGCAGCGCGGTGTGGAACGTCCCGGGTGGGGTCGCGGCGGCGCCGAGAATGGTGGCGACGCCGACGAGGGTCCAGATGTAGGCGCACAGGATCATCGCCGCGCCACGCAGTCCCAGACGGCTCACGAGCTGCCCTGCTGGAGGATCGCGTCGATGCCCTTGATGGCCTGCGTCATGTTCGACAGGATCGTGGCGCCCACGGACTGGGCTTTGACGGCGCGGTCCCGAACCTCCTGCAGGTCGGCGATCTGCTCAGGTGTCATCGTGTCCTCCGGTGGCGTGGTGGTCTTGGCGAACGGTGCGAGGAGCGGCATCAGAGCAGCACCCACTTCCCGGCTCGGAGCATGTAGACGTCCCCGGTCAGCGGCACCCATTCCTGCGTGTCGTGGTCGAGCCGCCACATGGGGATCAGGTCGACGTTGCCGCCGATCGACAGGCCCGCCTCGGCCACGTCCACGTAGGCGGTCCCGCCCGCCCCGTCCGTGGGAGCCGTGGACAGGCCCGCCTCGGCGACCTCGACGTTGCCCGCCGGGTCGGCATACGCCGTGGTGAGTCCGGCCTCGGAGACGTCGACGTTGCTCATGCCGACGCCACCGCGATCAGCTCGAGGTGCAGGTTGGTGTAGTCGGTGATCGCCTGCGCCTGCGTCGACGTGAGCGGGAACTCGAACCGGGCGAACACGCCGGTGAGGGCCTGCGCCGCGCTGGTCGCGATGACCGTCGACGCGCCCTGCACGAGCCGTGCCTGCACGGTGCCGGACCCTGCCGGGACGCGGGCCCGGACCCACAGCTTGTGTCCGGTCAGGGTGGTCGGGGTCGACCCGATCGACAGCTTCCCGCGGTAGATCTGCGTGCCGGTCGAGTTGGCGGGGGAACGGCCGAAGGTGGCGTCGTCGCCGTCGCTCAGGGCGGCCGCGAACGTCGCCTTGCCGCCGACGTTGGTCCAGCCGGTGGTCGTCTCGTCCGCGACGAGCTTGAGCTCCTGCGCCTGGGCAGCGGAGTTGAAGACGACGACCGCGCCGGCCCACGCGCTCGAGGAGAGGGACGTGGCCGACGCGGACCGGGTGCCGGTCGCGTCGACGTAGGACCACTCGGCGGCGATGTTGCGGTAGTTGCTGCCGTTGGTGACTTGCAGCGGCTGCCCGGCGGTGAACCCGGATCCGGGGGCGAACGAGTCGTCGGAGCCGCCGTACGCGAACGCAGCCACGAGCAGCTGCTTGGACTGGGCGCCGGCGGCTGTCGGTCCGACGTTCATGCCCATGGAGCCGCCGTCGCTGACGGCCATGGTGTCGAAGCCGTCGGCGTCGTCGAAGTCGTGGATGACGACCGCCCACAGGTTCACGTCGGCCGCGGGGTGGGTGATGGTGACCTTGTCGCTCGTGGTGAGCGCGGTGGCCACCTTGCAGGTGATGACGGACAGCTGGAGGGTGCCGGACTTGAACCGGTGCGCCCGCTGCGTCCACGTGTTGCCCTTCGTGTCGGTCGCGGCGAACGGCCCGTCTTGGCCGGACAGGCCTTGGGTCTGGACGGCGAGGATGAGCGTGTGGCCTGCCGGGACGCCCTGCGAGAGCGCGACGTCGAGCGACCCGACCTTCGTCGTCGCGGTTGCGGTCGCGACCCTTCCGATGTGTGGCATGCGGGGCTCCTCAGTAGGTCAGTTCGGCGGGGACGACGGAGTTGGGCAGCTGCGCGCACTGCTGGAACACCTGCAGGCGGGCGCCGTCCAGCAGGTACGTGGACGGGTCGGCCGTGTTCACGTTCTTGCCCGAGTTGAAGTAGGTGCAGCCGACGACGTCACCGCGAGACACGAGGTAGTCGTAGATGTCCCGGATCATCGGGGCGCAGTAGTCGCCCTGGATGGAGGGGCGGGCGCCGTACTCGGCGAGGAACATCGGCTGGTCGCCGCTCAATTTCGCGAGGTTCCCGAGGCCTGCGGAGTACTTCGCCCACGTCTGCGCCCGGTTCTTCATGGCACGCGGGTAGATGTCGACGCCCTGGATGTCGCAGTCTGGCGTGAAGAAGTCGCGCGACGGTTGGCTGTTGTCGACGAGCGGGTAGCCGTTGTAGATCGGCATGGTCAGGAGGTTCTGCACGCCGGACCAGCGAGCGTAGGCGCGCTTGTACATGGCCTTGAAGTCGGCCGCTGTGCCGCCGTCGCCGGTGCCGGTCTTGCCGTTGTACGGCTCGTGGTGCAGGCAGACGAAGCAGGGCTGGCCGTGAGCGTCCGCGACCGCCGCGATCGAGTCCAGCCATGCGTCCTGGCTCCCGTTGGCGACGCCGGCCCAGTTGTTGTTCGGCACCTTGAAGGAAACGGCGATCAGCGCACCGGCCGCCTTCAGCTTCGCGGCCTCGTCGCTGAAGTTGCCGGAGCCGGTCACCTGGTTGGACTGGTAGTAGCGGCGGGACACGCCGAGGCCGCCGCACTGCTTCGAGAACGTGATCCACCCGCCCACGTCGGCGCCGTCCCACGAGGAGCCGTAGTAGAGGTTCGAGACGCCCGGGTCGCCGTAGAAGCGGGCGTCGCCGACCGGCGGCGGTGGCGGCGGGGTCGTGTCGTCGACGATCAGCGGCGCCCACCGCCCGTCGATGATCCGAAAGGTCTTCATCAGATCGAGGTGGTCTGGAAGTAGAGGTCGTTGCCGCCGGCGTAACCGTCGCCGATCGGGGGCTTGTCCTTGCCGACCCACAGCGCGCCGCCGGTGCCGACCTTCGCGGGGTAGCCGCCCGTCTCCTGCACGAGGATCTGCGCGCCGCCACCGCCACCGGAGCCGTTCTGCAGGGCGAGGATCGCGTTCGCGTTGTCGTCCACGATCTCGTTGGTGGTCTGGAGGGCGTCGGGCAGGTCGGCCATGACGTCGAGGGACTGGGTCGACCAGATCGGGTCCGACCAGGAGTCGCCGTCGTCCGAGGAGAAGATGACCGCCGACGTGGCGGCGTCGTCGTCCCACGAGTACGTCCACAGGCCGCCGTCGGACAGGATGAGGTCGGGCAGGTCGGAGCCCGCACGGTAGAGGCGCACCTTGACGGGCGTCCCGTAGCCCGGCCGGTCCGGGGCGACCGTGTCCGGGTAGGTGACGACCCCCGTGTCCGGGTCCGTCACTGACGCGGGGCGGGTCGTGGGCCGCTCGAAGAACTTGTTGTCGGCGGAGACTGAATGCACGGTCATGAGAGCCCTCCTCAGGGCGGCAGGCGATGGTGGGGTCAGACGCGGTAGAACACGTTGTCGAGGTAGATGACCGGGGCCGCGTTCAGGTAGACATGGACCTGGAACCAGTCGGCCTTCTGGCCGACGGCGAACCCGAGATTGCTTCGGCCCCACGACCCGCCGAAGAACACCGGCGACGACGGGATGGCCCACGACGGCAGCCGGAACAGCTCGTAGTTGTTGTCGACGCCGCCGTCCACTTGGAACTGCGCGCCCACTTGGCTGTATTTCACGCCCCCGGACAGGAACACCTTGTCGCCGAGCCGCTGCACCCGCAGCGCCCGGCCGGTCGACACGATGCCGGAACCGAAACTGCTGCCGCCGACGATCGACCACGGCGGGGCGAGCAGCTCGTCCATGACCGGGGCCGCGTCGGTCCCGCGCCGCAGAATCCCCTGCACCCCGTACGCCTGGTACTGCAGGAGCAGCTGGCCGTAGTCGAAGCGGGACCCGTCGAGCCCGCCCGCTGGAGTGGTCGGCACGTACAGCGGGGAACCGGCCGCGTAGGCGAGGCCATCCGCCGGGACCGGCGTGCCGACGCCCGTGTTGGTGACCGGCACCAGCCAGAGCACGTGGTCAGCGGCCGCGCCGGGAACCGCGGCCAGCCCGGCCGGGTAGACGGGGGTCGCCGAGTTCGTGGTGCCCTTGACAACCTTGAGGATGGTCTGCTTGGTCGGGTCGGACGCCTGCCAGTCCCGGTGCAGCACTGCGGCGTCCCAGCGCGGATTCGTCGATACGGAAGCGCTGTCGAAGGTGAGCACCTCGGCCGCGGTCACCTTGTCGTGGACACCCCAGCCCTGGGCTTCACCGGTACCGATCTGCACTGTCCGGTTGACCGTCGACAGGACCGTCGCAGCCAGTCCCGAGATGACGTGCGGGGCGGCAGACAGGTGCCGCGCCATGACCGCCCAGTCAATCTCGTCGATGGACCCAGCACTACCGTCGGCGTCGACGCCGTAGCCGTCAGAGACGATCGTCATTGTGAGCTCCCGTAGAAACGTTCGGACTTGAGCATGCGGCCGAGGGCGTTCGCGACCCAGCGCGAGATGGTGCCGGTGGCGTCGATCTCCCCGACAGACGGGGTTACGCGGAATCCGCCCGTGGCAGAGTCGTGGTCGTAGGTCCACGTCATGGTCACCTCGGACAGGGTGTGCTGCAGTGGCGCGCCGGAGGAGAGGGTCTCCGTGACGTTGTCGCCGAGCCATAGGTGCTGGCCGTAACGGAAGGTCTGGTTCTCGGCGAACGTCATGGCCAGCCCGGTCTTGCGGCGTCCCTCGCGGCGGCGTTCGACGGCCCGGTCGGCCAGGTCGGTGTCGTTGTCGAGATCGGACGCGTCGACTACCTGCTCGCGGACGAACAGGGGCCCCCACTCGGCCTCGGCGGTCGCGTCAATCGATTGCAGCCACTTCCGTGCAGTCCCGTCGCCTTGCCCGCCGGCGATGGCGCGGGTGACCTCTGGCGCGCCTTGTGTCCACTGCCAGTCGGTGACGATGCCGGACTTTTCGGTGATCGTCACCGGGTAGTCACGGGGCTCCGACACGTCCACGACGAGCCCGTTGCCGCCGTCTTGCTTCACGGTGACGGTCAGGCCGGCGTCGGTCACCTTCGGGAAGAGCCGGTCGGCCAGCGGGTGCATCCGGACCTTGACGGTGATGGTGTCGCCGCGGCCCTGGTCGGGCGCGCACACGACGGGCAGACCGAGGCGGGTGATCGCGTTCTTGGTGACCAGGTCCTTGACAACTGTCTCGGCCGGGCCGGTCGACGTGTAGTAGGCCGGGCTCATCGTCGACGACACGGTCGAGGAGAGGGTCGCGGTCGGGTCCTGCCAGCCGAGGATGGCCGCGAACAGGGCCCAGTCGTCCGCGAGCTGCAGAGTGACCTCGCCCTTTCGGCCCGCGGAGCCCTGCCAGAGGGTGAACGGCCCAGACATGACCTGCTCGCCCGACTCGGCGTGCTTCACGGTGAGTCGGGTGCCGGTGCCGCGGAGCTTGTCGTAGTGGCGGTGACTGGTCGGGATGGTCAGCTGGCCGGTGCCTTGCGCGTTGCGGCGCATGTTGACGACCGCGGTGCGCGGGTTGTCGATGACGCCGAGCGGGGTCAGGTTCTTGTCCCAGATGGTCAGCTCGAGCGGGATCTTGCTGTGCCTGCTCACCATGCCCTCCGGTAGCAGGGCTGCAGGGCGATGTGGGTCGCGCCGGAGCCGGTGAAGGAGATGCTGATCGGCTGCGAGTCGCCAGGGTCCACGTCGGCGGCGTAGGCGATCGGGTAGGTGTTGGAGAACACGGTTGCCCCGGCCTCCCACAGCTGCTCGATCCGGGCGAACCATTCTTCGGTGCGTGGCGGGTAGAGGTCCGGGTCGGGGGTGTCGACCAGGCGGGCGTCGACGCGGCCGACGCGCGTGTCGATGATGACGGACTTGCCGTCGGCGATCGCGGCGTTGTACGTGGTGGTGTCGGCTCCGATGCCGACCGTCGCGCCGGCGTCCTGCGGCCCGTCGAGCACGTAGACCAGTGACGCGTCCTCGGTGCCGGGGTTGTCGATGCTCGCGGACGCCTGGTTGTTGGCTTTGGAGATCCAGAACGAGGGGGCCTTGCCGGTTCCGCCCGGGCCGCCCTTGAACGGCACCTTGGCGGTTGCGATGAAAGACCGGGCCTGCAACGCTCCCAGCCAGAACGGGGACCGCAACGTTGACAGGTAGATGTTGTAGTGCGCCCAGCCGGTCAAGCCCGGGTCGGTGTCGAACGCCATGTCGCCGTCGTTGTTGCAGCGCAGCACCACCCGGCGGGCTGTGCCGTCGACGGGGTTGGTGACGCGCCACTGGCCGGACCGGTCAGGGTGCAGCGTGTCCCACCATGCCGCGTCGTGGGCGTACCACTCCGCCTTGTCGGCAGTGAAGACCTTCGCCGGCCAGAACACGGGCCGTTTGAGGGTGCGGAAGCCGAGGAACTCCGCGCCGTCCTCACTTGCAGACTCTGTCTCGTACTCGGCCGTGGGCGGCAGAGTCATGCCCCGCACGCCCGCCATCAGCACGACGCCTGACGCGCCCGAGCAGAGATCCCACTCGCGGCCCTGATAGTCGATCCACGTGTGCTGCAGGTGGATCGGCTGGACACGGCGGCTGACGGGTGGCGGGGGGGTCGCTCCCAGAGGTGCCTTGACGGGCAGCAGGATGGGCACGGGTCAGCCTCCTGTCGTCACAGTGGGACACCGGCCGCGAGCAGAGCGTCTTGGAACTCGAGCCGGGTGGCGCGAGCCAGGGATTCGGCGGTGGAACGGTCCGGAGCGACGATCTCGAGATGCTCGATGATCGCGCGCGCGTTGGTCGATGAAGCCGCGGACTGCCCCGCGTACGGGACTGCCCGCGCAGCCATGTAGGGCTGGCTGCTCGCATTCATCGCCTCGAGCGCCCCAGCGTTTGCCGCTGCCGCCTGCCGGTTGACGACGAACTCGCCTGGCTCGCCGAGGATCCGGGTCTTGTCGCCGGTGCCGATGCCGGGAATCCACCCGCCGGTTTGCATCGCCCAGTGCACGTGGTTGAAGTGGTCGCCGTAGGCGGGTGTCCCGACTGTGTTGTGTGGGCGGCCGTAGAGCCGCTGCAGGTCGCCGGCGGGTGAGTAGTAGAGCTCGCGGCTGTTCGGGTAGCGCAGCACCAGCGCGAGGAAGATCGACATCATGTCCCGGCCCGTGAGGTCGATCGCGCGGCCCATGCCGTGCAGCGACGGGTAGCCGCTGGCTGTGACCGCGCCGGGACGGTAGGCCGAGGACAGGTGCGCGCCGAGGCCGAGGCTCTGCACGATGGCCCACTGCCGGCGCCATCCCATCGCGGTGGAGGACGCGCCGCCGAACATCGCGCCCATCATGGCGAGGCTGCCGACCGAGTCGAGTAGCTTCTGCGCGGCGGCCAGCTTGTGCTCGTCGAGGTAGGCGTCATAGCCCTTGCGAATCGTCGAGCCGACCGGGCCGCCCGCCGCACGGTACTCGACCCGGCCAGCCTCGACGGCCTTCATGAGTCGAGCCATGCCGGCGAAACCGCCCGCGGCCTGCACCTGCCGGGCCGTCGAAACCCACTCGCCGTTAGAGACTGCGTAGAGGTCGCCCGAGTTGGTGATCGCGGGGATGCTGTCGCTCGTGCCCGTGCCCGCGCCGATGATCGGCCCGCCGGTCGCCTTCCCGCCCCGGCTCGTGATGCCGGGGATCGCCGACGTGTTCGGCGCGGTGGCGACGAACTTGCCGGACTGGTAGTTGACCTTCACCCAGACCGTCTTGCCGTGGATGCCCTCGATGGCGGACTTCGCGTCGCCCGCGCGGGACTGGACCTGCTTGACGCCGTGCAGCGTGACCTTCGGGTTGGCGTCGGTGTGGTCGAGTTCCTTCGTCTTGTCGATGAGGTGCTGCACGGACTGGCGGTTGAGCCCCAGTTGGTCGGCCAGCTTTTCGGCGCGCTTGCGCTTCGCGTCGTCGCTGCTCTTGGAGTTGTCGAGTGCGATGGCCGCCTTGACGAACGCCTCGCGGCCCTTGTCCATCGTCTTGTTGACGCCATCCTGCGACTTGTTCGCTCGGATGTCCGCCGCGACCTTCTCGAGGGTCTTGTCCGACAGGCTGATGAGCAGGCCTTGGTTCTTCCGGCCCGCTTCGGTGTTCGCGTCCAGCCCCAGCGAGTAGCCCTTCACGCCCTTGTTGGCCTTGCGGACCTGCTCGGTGACGTCGTCGATGGCCTGCTCGAGATCGATGTTCGCCTGCATCGCGGTGCGGTTCTTGCCGCCGAGTCCCTCGATGGCGGTCGCGAGGTCGTCGATCGCCTGACCGGCCTTCTCCGCAGCCTCCTGGGCCTTCTTCGTCTGCTCCGCGAGCTCCTTGGTGGTGGGAGCAGCCTTCTCGTTCGCATCGGAGGCACGCTGGGTTGCGGCGCGCTGCGCCTTCTGCGCGTCGACCAGTTCGCCAGTCGCCTCGGCCGCGTTCTGCGACGGGCCGTAGAAGTCCTTGAGGGACTGCAGGTACTGCTGGAAGTAGGGCGGCAGCTTGTCGAACTCGATGCCCTGGTTGACGGCTGCCGTGGTGAACTCCGCGAACGCCTTCTGCGCCTGGTCGACATTGCCAGACTTGACCATCTGCGCGAGGGCTTGGTCGACCTGCGTGACCTGGCCCTTGAAGTGGTCCATCGCGCCGTTGTTCTGCAGGCGCCCGAGACGCGCGTCAAGGTTGGTGCCGAGCGCGTTGTAGGCCGACACGGAGAACCTGTCGAGGGCTTCGGCGGTTGTGACGATCTGCTCGTCGCTGCGGAAGATCCCGGTCTTGTCGCGGAACAGGTCGGCGAGCGCGCCTGTGGTGACACCCTGTGCGGACGAGTCGAGGTGGGTGAGTGATTCGGCGAGGTTGTCGATGCTGACGCTCGCCGTGTCTCCGGCGTAGATCATCTTCTGAACCTCGGCGGCCAGCGCGGCGACTCCGACGACGAGGCCGCCCTTGATGAGTGCCGACGTGAGGTGCCCAAGGGACTTGCCGGTCAGGTCGGCAGTGACGCCGAGGGTCTTGAGCGTCTCGCGCGCTTCCTGGCCGAAACGGACCAGCTTGATCAGGCCGCCACCCAGCAGAAGGGCGGCGCTCAGGCCAGCGCCCATGTAGAAGACGCCCTCCTGTAGCGGCTCCGGGAGGTTGCCGAAGGCGTCAACGAGGTCGGTGACGTGCTGCACGAGGCCGCGCAGCGCGTCGTTGCCGGAGCCACCAGCCGTGATGAACAGGTCGGAGAGCGCGCCAGTCAGCTTCTCGAAGTCGCCCTTGAGGTTGTCAAGCCGCTTGGCTGCGGTCCGAGCCGCCGCGCCCTGGTCGTCGACGGCATCCGTGTACTTGCGGATCCCGTCCTCGCCCAACTTGTAGAGCACGTTGGCGCCGCGGACAGCGTCAGAGCCGAACAGGATCTGCATGGCCGCGTTGCGCTGCTGGCTGGACATGCCCTTGAACGAGGTCTGGAGCTGCCCCGCGAGCTTGTCCATGCCGATGAAGTTGCCCTGCGCGTCATACGCCGAGAAGCCGAGCTTCTTCATCAGGTCTGCGGCCTGCTTGGACTGCGGGTTGAGCCGCTGCAGCATCGTCTTGAGCGACGTACCTGCGTCGGAGCCCATCAACGCGTTGTCGGCGAAGGCCGAGAGGGTGCCGACGGTCTCCTCGAGGGTGAGGCCGGTCTGGGAGGCGACGAGGCCGCCCTGCCGGAGCGCCTGGCCGAGGTCGTCGACGCCGGCAGCGGACTTGTTCGCGCCAGCGGTGAGGACGTCGGCGATGTGGGTCGCGTCGGATCCGCGCAGGTTGAAGATCTTCATCGACTGGCCGGTGATGGTGGCCGCGTCGGCGAGGTCGATGGCGCCCGCCGCGGCGAGGTTCATGCTGCCGGTCAGCGCGCCGCCGACGATGTCCTTGGTCTTGAGTCCGGCCTTCGCCAACTCCTCGGCAGCCTGCCCGGCCTCCACCGACGTGAAGACGCTGGCCTTGCCGGCCTCGCGGACTGCCTTGGTGACCGCGGCCATCTGCGCGGGAGTGCCGTCGAGCGCCGCGCCGACCGCGGACATCTGCTGGTCGAAATCGGCGAAGCTCTTGACGGCATACCCGACGCCGGCCGCGATGAGGCCGCCCCCGATGAGCATGCCGCGGCCGAGCTTGTCCCACTCGGCCTTGTTGCTCTTGAAGGACTGAGACGCGCCCTGGGAGAAGTCCTTGGTAGCGGACTTCGCCTGCCGCATCCCCGCGACGTAACCGTCGACCTTCGCTTCGAGGATGACCCGTGTGGAGCGATCAGTCACGGCGATCCCTCCCGAGGTTTAAGATGCGGGGCATGAAGCACGAATGGGACTGGCTCATGGCCGCGGGTTTCGTGATGGCCGTGGCTGGTTGGTTCATGAACGACGGCAACCCCTCGCCGATGGGAGGGGCGCTGATGGTGCTCGGCGTCGTCGCGTTTGCCGGTGGTGCCGTGTGGCAGGTCGTTGTCCGACACCGCGGCCGGGCGCCTACGAAGGAATGAACGGCGGGAAGGGTCAGTCCCTCTTCGTGTTGAGCAGGTAGACCTTCTCCGCCGGGTCCTGGTCCTTTTGCTCTTTGGCGTACTGGTGGAGCGCCTCGCAGCCGACGCAGGTCAAGGCCTTGGCTTCGTACCAGCCCTCCATGTCGGCGCCCGGCGCTCCTTCGCCTTGCCACGCCTCGGCCTTGAGCTGGCCGCAGTCCGGGCAGAAGAGGCCCTCGTAGATCGTGAGCGCGATCGCGGCGGTCCGGTCCCGGTCGCTGAACCGCTGCACCTCGGCTCCCCGCAAGAACGACACGGGGACGCCGAGGGCGCGTGCGGTCCTCAGCTCTTGGACGAGTCCAGACCAGCGAGGATCGACGAGGACGCGGGCGAGAAATCCGGCGTCACCGGTCGGTCGACCGTCAACGCCTGGGCCTTCAACCAGACGCCGGCGAACTGGCCGGCGCCGACCACCTCGTGCACCGCGAGCCACTGTTCGACGGTCATCTTCGGTTCGATCACTGACTCGGCGAGGCCGTGGGTGGCCATGCCGACCGGGTCGTCCTCGAACTCGTCCTGCAGCTGCGCGTACTTGCCCATGGACAGGGCCTTGAGAGTGATGTGCATCCACGAGCCTTCGAGCTTCTCGTGGAGGGCCTTGATCTGCTGTGCGATCTTGACCTGCTCGGCGTCGTCGCCGCCGTCGCCGAGCGCCGCGTCCACGCTCTTGGCCCGGTTGAGCTTCTGCAACTGCTCCTCGAGGTCTTCGATCTGCGCGACGAGGTCGGGCCGGTTGCTCATCTTCGCGGTGTCGGTGAGCGGCTTCGCGCCGCTGATCCACGCCTCCGGGTCGAAGGCGGCGGCCTCGGCGGGAGTCTTGGTGAATGCGTCGCCCTTGGGTGTCTCGGTCATGTTTTCGATCCTTTCGATCCTGCTCGATCCGGATGGTGTGATGGAGCGTCCCCGCGGCGCCGGGATCGAAGCGACGCCACGGGGACAGTCAGGCGAGGTCAGGCGCCAGCGGCCAGGACGACGTTGTCGAAAGCCGTCTGGACCTCCATCGGGACGCGCCACTTGATGTAGCCGCCCTGGTCAGACGGGGGCTGCGGCGTGTCGGTGAGGATCTCTGCCGCGAGGTAGATCTCATCCCCTGCCTCACCGGGCGCGGTGGACAGCTTCGACGTCTTGCGGGCGGCCGCGTACAACGTGGTCCCCTTCTCCTTGACCGCCTGGAACGAGTCGTCGCCCTCGGCGGTTGCGGAGGCGCCCGTGTCGTCGAAGTAGCGGAAGAAGGTGGCGCCTGCCGTGTAGTTGCCGGCGCCCAGGGAGTTGGCGTTGTTCGTGACGCACAGCGCCTTCTCCGCGACCTTGTCGGAGTCGGTCGCGCCGAACGCGAAGTCGGAGCTCATGACATTGCATGAGGCGTCGACGCCAGCGTTGAACTCGGTGTCAGTGATGACGCCGGTGTCCCACCCGGCGGGCTTGATGGTCATCAGAACGAACTTGGTGTGGCCGTCGGCCAGTGAGCGAGGCACGATTACTCCTTCTCGTCCCCGGTGGCCGGGGCTTGGGTTGTGGTCGGCGCCGGAGGGGCGGCGGCCGTCTTCTTGGCGGCCCGCTTGCGCGGGGTCTTCCTGGCCGCCTTCTTGGCGGCTGGCTCCTTCGCCTTCTGGCGAGGCGTCTTCGACAGCCCTCGTGACAGGGACGGGACGTCGAAGAAGTGGGCGGGCACCTTGACCTTCCGGCCGGTGCTCTTCTCGTAGGCGGTGACGAATGGCATGACGAGATGCCCCTTTCGGGGTGGAGGGTCGGGCGGGGGTCAGGCTTCGAGCGTGAACGGCAACGGCACGTACCAGCGGGACGGCGACGGGTCGCGGTCCTCCCGGGCGGGCCCCGGGTCGAACGGCTCACGGATCCGGCCCGTGGCTGGGCCCAGGCGGACACCGGTCAACGCGGCCCGCACCTTCGCCGCTGCCTGCATGGCCCGGTTGGTGTCGCCGCCGGCCGCGGTGACCTGGAAGGACCAGAGCAGCTGCCCGGGGTCGCCGCACACGGTCTCCTCGCCCGGGTCTGGCCGGCCGGGGGAGACGTAGAGCACGGCGTACATGTGGGCGCGGCCGTCCGGGTCGACCCGGACGGGTGGTTGGCCGGCGTCGTCGACGGACCCGTCGAACACGTCGAGGTTGTCTTGGGCGCGCAGCAGCGCCAGGACCGCGTCGTGGAGGGTGGGGACGTCGGTGATGGTCACAGGTCACCCAACGACTGCTCGGCGACCTGCTCCATGGCCGTCACGAACGGGTCCGTGTGCCGGTCCAGCGAGGGTCCCAGGTAGGGCTGCGGGCCCATGCGAGACGTGCCGAACTCGACGTAGCCGCCGTAGGAGGCGGTCGGGCCGATCTCGGCCCGCATCGACGCGTGGCGGCCGTCGCCGGTGATGCTCGTGGAGATGGAGTTGCGCAGGTTGCCGGTGTCGACCGGGGCGAGGATCTTCGCGTCACGTTCGACGTCGGCGGCGACCTTGCGGACCACCTTGGCGGCCAGCGCGCCGACCCTGCCGGCGGTGACGGCCCCGAGGCTGCGTTCGAGCTTGAGCACGTCGGAAAGGTCGATGTCGACCACGGTGACGCCTCCTTCTCAGCCGAGGTTGTCGGTGCAGACGTAGTCCCGCTCGAACCGTTCCGAGGCGGACTGGACGTCGACGATGAACAGGTGCCGGCCCACGAGGCGCGCGTCGTTGCTGCAGGCTTCGATGACGACGTGGGCGCCCTGCTCGGCGGTGCGCACGCCGGCGGGGACAGCGACCAGGTAGCGGCGGACGGAGACGTCCTGCGCGGCCTGTGTGGCGTTGGTGGCGGAGTCGATCTCCTGCACCCGGCAGGGGGTGCCGGAGGGGGCGATGACGGTCGCTGGGGCGGGGATGGTCTCTTCGTTGACCTCGTCCCACGTGGTGCCGACGCCGGGGACCTCGATGCGGCAGGTGGCGGTCATGCCGCCCTGCGCGGTGGCTTGGTGGTGGGTCGACCAGTTGGGGTGGATTACCCGGGTCGACGTGAACGGCATCAGTCGTCCAGCCATTCAAGGTGGGTCGCGCCGTTGTGGCCGTGGAGTGCTTCGACGGCCCGCGCGTCGGGGAACACGACCGTGGTGGCGCGCACCCCCCGCTGGTAGTTGTCCGAGTTCTGCGGCAGCTCGCGCCAGCGGACGACGGTGGTGCCGTCGGGGAACTGGACGCCGTCGGCGACGACGCCGGTGCCGGAGAGGCCGGTGACGTCCTGGTCGCGCTGGACGTGGAAGCGGCGCATCACAGGCCCCACACTTCGGGGTTGGTGTGCTCGGGGCGAAGGCAGGTGGGGGAGTCGATGACGTCGAATCCGTCCCAGCCGCCTTCGGTGTCGTCGTCGCTGTCGGCCTGCTGCCGGAGCCGGTCGGCGTGCTTGCGGAGGGAGTCGGCGACCTTCGACCCGTCGGTGTTGAGGTCCTGGGTGCGGATGACCTTGGAGACGAGGGTTTCGGAGTCGGCGATCGCGTCGAGCGCGTCCGCGGCGGCCCGGCGTACGTTCCCGTCGTTGAGGGACAGGAACCCGTTGATCTGGAAGTCGTCGAGGACCTCGTTGGCTTCGTCGGTGTCTGCGATGAGGAGGCGGACTTGACCTTCGGGGGTGTCGTAGTCGATGGCCATGGCCAGGTCCGCCTCTCGCCGCTGTGGAGTTGTGGTGGTCACCCTCACCCGGCCCCGGGGAAGTGGGGCCGGGTGAGGGGTTGGGTCAGGAGCCCGCGTCGGCAGCCGCGACGATCGCGGCGTGCAGGTCGCCCTTGTTCGGGTAGCCCTCCGCCTGCTCCTGGCTCATGCCGTGGGCCACGGCGTAGGCCTCGAGCACGTCGCGGGTCTCGGACTCGGCCGGGACCTCCGACTCGCCCGGGCTGGCCGGGTCCGGGGCAGGCTTCGACGCACGACCGCCCTTGATGGAGTGACCGGCCTGCAGGAGGTCCGTGCCCTTCCAGCTCTTGGGCGCGCGGCCGACGACGTTTCCGTTGTCGTCGACCACGTCCGCGAAGTCCTTGTCCTCGTAGACGTTTCCCTTCATGGCGTGCTCCTTCCTCAGGCGGCGATGCCGTCGGACGCGTAGGTGAACGTCGGGTCGCCGGGCGCGGCACCGGTGATGTGACGCACGCGGAACCAGATCGTGTCGTCGTCGAACGACCCCTCACCGGCCGGGATGGCCCCGCCACCGATGCGGACGCCCTGGTCGGCCTTGGCGCGCAGGTCGGGCGTCTCGAAGCCGCGCAGGTGCGCGACGTAGAACGCGGACTTGCGGCCGGCCTGCGGGACCGGCAGCAGGAACCATGCGGTCCCGGGCAGGTCGGACAGGACGGTCAGCTTGACCTTGCCGCTGAACGGGTTGGACTGGATGAACGTGTCCGACCCGACGGTGGTGCGGATCTCGCTGGTGTTGAGGATCCGCTCCGCGGTGAACTGCAGGGCCGGGCCGACGACCAGCTGCATGGCCGGCGCGACGAGCAGTGCGCCGTCCTTGTCGCGCTTGGTGGTGACGGCCGTGTAGGCGGTCTGCAGGTTGTCGGCGGTCAGCGCGCCGGTGCCCAGGTTGCCGCCGGTGAAGAACGCGGTGTTGGGGGCGCCGGTGAGCGGGTTCGCCAGCTGCGACAGGGCGTTGTGCGCCTCGGTCGCGGTCGCCTGCGCCGCCCAGCCGTTCGGGACGGACTGCAGTTCGCCGATGTCGTCGTTGATGCGGGCTTCGAGGGTGTACCCGTACTGCTGGCCGAACTTGGCCACCCGGATCTGACGCTCGGCCGCGTCGGACTGCGCGATCGGGTAGTTGGTGTGCTCGGGGACCTTCGGGAGGGCGCCGGTGTTGCCGATGAGTTCGGTCAGCGTCTTGGGCTTGAAGTCCTTGACGAACGTGGGCGCCGCGTAGGCCTGCCAGGACGGGGTGACCGTCTGGTAGGCGGCGAGCATCTCGCGGTCGAGGACGGCACCGGCGGCGGACTTGAACAGGTCCGAGGTGGTGATGGCCTCGTTGACGCGGATGCGGGCGAGGGGGTCGCCGCCCCACGCGGCCTCGAGCATCGCCTTGGCCTCGACCATGGCGCGGCGCATCCGCTCGGATGCGCGCTCACGCTCGCGGCGGGCCCGAGGGCCCTCACCGACCATCGTGAGCTCGGGGGACAGACCGAACGCTTCGCCGGTCAGGATGCTGCTGGTCATGATGGCCTCCTCAGACCTGGGCGGGACGAACGACGGCCGGCCCGCTGGTCGCGGCGCGCACGCCCGACTCGCCGACCTTGGGAACGGTGTAACCCCACGGCTTGACGCCGCCGCCGGGGTCGGTGACGGTCAGGACCGGCGCGGTGGCGCCGTTCCGGGCCGTGATGAACACCGGGGTGAAGGGCCCGGCGATCGCGCCGGACACCTCGTAGATGTAGGAGCGGGCGTCGGTGACGACGGACGCGAAGCCCGCGTCGTTGCCGCCCTCCCCGGCGCTGGTGGCGGCGACGCCGTTGACGGCGCCGACCCGGACGGGGTCGCCGCTCACGGTGCCGGCCACGACGGGCAGGGACAGTTCGGTCGCGGGGCGCATGTACTCGTTCTTCATGGGTCAGCCCTCCTGGCTGGTCGCGGCGAAGGCCTTGTCGAAGTCCTCGACGGTGTAGCCGGTGGACTCGGAGGCGGTGCGGCCGAAGCCGGTGACCTGTCCGACGCCGAGGGACTCGACGAGCTCGGCCAGGTCGGCCTCGGCGGCGGTGACGGCCGCCTCGGTGGCGGCCACGACGGCCTCGGTGTCGACCGAACCGTCCTCGCCGATGGTGATGCCGGACAGGACGGACTCGACGATCCGGGCCTGCTGACGCGCCGGCAGCGTGGACTGGCCGACGCGCGCGGTGACGGCGGGCCGGGCAGCCTCACGGGCCCGCAACTGGTCACGCTCGGTTCGGGCCTGGTCGCGCTCGGTGACGGCTGCATCGCGCTCGGACTCGAGCGTCTGCACCCGGCCGGCGTCCTCTTCGAGCTGGCGCAGTCGCGCTTCCTCGATCTGGGGCATGGTGTCCTCCTCGGACTCCTGGGTGTGTGTTTCCTGCTGTCCGGCCGGTGCCGGGACATTCGTGGGGGCCGGTTCGCCCTCGGTTGCGGCGGTGGGGGCCTGAACGGGCACCCACTCGACGCGTTGCACAACCTCGACGCGGTCGCCGGTCAGGACCGGCATGTCGTCCTCGTCGAGCTCGTAGGACTGCTGGTAGGTCGTGGCGTCGTCAGCCTGCTCGATCGTGAACCACGCGATTCCGGCTTCGGGGTCGTAGTCCCGCAGCCACGAGTAGACGTGGGCCTCGGTGTCGGCGTACGTGGCGCGGACCAGGTCGGAAAGGCGATTGGACGTCTGCTGCGACGGCGCTTCGGACACTGCGGTACGGGCTGACTCGAGGACCGCGAGGATCTTGCCGCCGCGGCCCGCGCTGGTCACGAAGTCGGTGGAAATGCCTTCGGTCAGCGAGGTGATGATGGGTCCGGTGCGGCCCTCGGCCTTGCCGGTCTCGGCGGTCGCGTAGGCGCGGATGGAGACGCCGATCGCGTCCTTCATCTCGTCGAGCACGGTCCGGTAGGGCGCGAACACCTGGGCTTGGGCGACGAGCGCCTGCAGGGTGTCGTCCCAGTGGGCGTCCTCCGCCAGGACCGCGGCCAGGTCACGCACGGACCGTTCTGGCCGGTCCTGCGCCTCCGCGTACCCGGGGTGGTCGAGGAAGGCGTGCGTGCCGGAGGGGAAGATCTTGGCGTCCGCGGCGGCCTGCAGCACCTCGGCGGAGTAGTAGCCGCTGCTGCCCCACCCGGGGCTGATGAGCTGCAGGAGCATCTTGCCGCTGCTGTCGGCGCCAGTGCTGGCCTCGGCCAGGGGGCGGGACTCGGCGAGCTGGACCCGGTTGGGCATCATGACCTCCCGGTCGATGGGATGATGAGCGGATGGGCGTTGACGACGACGCGGACTGTGTCGAGCACGTGTGGGCGATGGTCGGCATGACGTGCGGGTGGGACGGCACACACATCGAATGGGCGTGCGAGCGGTGCGGTGCGCCGATGGTGCAGGGTCCGGACGAACTGGCGGGCCGCGTCTAGGACGCGTTCGCCAGGCGCAGCAGGTCGCGGGTCGGGCGGGGCGCCCACGAGTCGCGCCAGCCGGTCGTGGTGCGTTTCGCGGTCAGGTCGTCCCAGCCGACGTGCCCGGCCTTGAGCAGGCCGAGGCGGGCCTTGCCCATGATGGCGACCTGGTCGGCTTCGGGGAGCCCGTCGAACGTGGCCTTGGCGTCCGGCAGCAGGCTCGGTGGCTCGTCGATGTCGAACCCGAGGTCGCGCCACGACTTGGTGACCGGCACGCGGGCGCAGCGGCCCTGCTGGTGGTCCTCCGGGCCCGGTTCGATCAGCGGGTACGTGGTGCCGTGCTTCGCCCAGCAAGACGGGCACGTGCGCCGGTCCAGCTGCGCGACCCACTGCCACTGAGCGACCGTCGCCTTGTTCGCCTGGTCCTGCGCGTAGGCCGCGGCCCGATGCGCGTCGAGCATCTCGGTGCGGGCGATGACGAGGGCGCGGTTGCGGCCGCCCTCGAACTGTCCTTGCACCCGGCGCAGCATGGTGGAGGCGGCCTTGCGGGGGTTGTCGCCGACCGCGACACCCCGGATCAGGGTGGACTTCATCGCCGCCTCCGCCTGCCGCGACAGGGGCTTCGCGAGCGAAGTCACCCGCCCCGCCGCGCGTTCCACGACCGCTTCGAGGGCCCGCTGGTCGATCCGGTCGAACGCGGCCACGTCAGCAGCGCCGCGGGGCATCTGCGAGTGGATCAGCCGCGCCTCCCACTGCGCCGCGTCGTCCGCGAGGGGCGTGAGGTCCTGCACGACCCGGACCCCGAAGTCCTTCGTGAGCTGGTCGAGGCTGTCCCGGGTGACCGCCAGGGCCCGGCGGGCACGGTCAGCGCGGCGGATCTGCGTCCGGGACGGCCACTTCCCGTCCGTGGACGCGGCGACCAGGTCAGCGAGCGCGTCCTGCCATTCGCCGGCGACCTCGTTCCAGGCGGTGCCCCACGCCGCGATCAGGTCGGTGACGGCCTTGTCGACGGTGGTGTCGATGGATAGGCGCATCCCGGCGATGAGCCGCAGGGTGCGGCGGTTGACAGCCACGTCAGTCCTGCGGGACGTCGCCGGCCGCGACAGCAGCCTGCTGCGACCGGGCCGCGGCTGCGTCGTAGGGGTCGACGAAGTTCCCGTCCGCGTCGACCAGCTCCGACAGGACATCGTCGACGTCATCCACGTCCAGCGCCACCAGCGCCAGCCGGGCGATCACCAGCGGCGGCAGCTTGCCCAGGTCGTCAGCGGTCTTGATGGCGTCCATCAGGTCCTTGAGGCTGATCTTCTCCAGCGACGGCCAGTCGACCGTGACGCCGAACGGCTGGTCTCCGGTCAGCCGCACCACCTCGCGGCCGGTGGCCGGGTCGCGGGTGATGGTGCCCTGCAGCGGGCCCTTCGGCGCCTTCACCGCGGACCGGATGACGTGCTGCAGGACGGTGCGCAGCAGGCTGGTGTGCACTGCCCGGCGGCCCGTGATCGTGTTCTTCAACGGCTCGTCGAGGGTCTCCGCGGTCGCCCGCGCGCCGGTGACTCCGGGGTCGGACAGGAGCATCGTGACGGGCACGTCGATGCCGGCCGCGACCATCGCCGCCAGGGGCCGGCCGGACTGGGAGTCGATGGTGGCGCCGGACTTGCCGATCGCCTCGAACGACTGGCCCTCCGGGGTGAGGATCGTCGCGCCGACTCTGCCCTCGCCGTCGACCGGCGGGGTCGTTAGCCGTGTCCTGCCCGCTGCGGCGCCGGCCTTCGTCTTCGCGGTCGCCTTGAACGCGTACTGCGACAGGGCCTTCATCAGGGCGGCCCAGTCCTCGAGGAACCCCTTGTAGCCGCGGGCCCACGGCAGCGCGGCGAGCACGTCGGGGGTGCCCCACAAGGATTCGCCGGCACGGTTGACGAGGGTGTGGATGATCGGCTTGTCCCACTCGACTGCGACGTCGTCGATGAACCGTTCCCGCCGCATGGGGAAGTAGCTGATGTCCGGGTAGAGGCGGGTCTGCCGGGCGGTGACGGTGCGGGTGCCGCCGAACGCGTCGGTCTGCAGCTGCTTCGCGGTCCATTCCCGCTTGTAGTACCAGACCTCGTCGGCGTCCTCGGGGTTGGTGATGATGTCGACGACCTGGGAGAAGGGGACCTTCCGCACCTGCACCCGCCCGGTCAGGGGAGACGTGACCAGGGAGTGGAACACGTTGCCGTCGGTGGCCAGGGCCCGCTCGAGCTCCTCGCGGGCTTGGGCGGAGGAGAAGCTCTTGGCGTTCGCTTCGTCCTCGAGGAAGGCTTGGACGACGGCGTTGACGTCCTGCTCCGCCTCGTCCTCCTGCGCGGCGGCGAGGGTGACACCGCCGCCCCACACGTAGGAGCAGCGCAGGTTGACGGCGCGCCTGATGAGAGGGTCGGCGATCGCCATGACCCGGGCCACGCTCGACGTGGCGCGGATCGATTCGACGTTCATGGTTTCGCCGGTCTGCCCGGTCAGTGAAACCCACCCGGCGTCCTCGGCCGACAGGAGCCGGCGCGCGTCGATGAGCGCTTCTTCGAGGGTCTCGATGTGGTGTTCGAGGGTGGCGAGCTCGTCGCGGGAGACGACGACGTCGGTCGCTGCGCTCATCGTCGCCTCCTCGGTCAGTAGCTGGCTGCCCAGTCGAGGGCTTGGAAGTCGTCGTCGATCAGGTCAGCCGTCGAGGGCGCGTCACCGGTCAGGAGCGGCACGAGCAACAGCCGGTGCACCGCCTGCGACAGTGCGTCGACGGTGTCGTCGTTCTTGGCGGACGGGAAGTCGCGGGCCTCGTCGGTCAAGTCGGTGACCCACGCGGTGCCCTCGACAGCGACCGGGTCGGGCAGCCACACGTTGCGGGCCTCGACGAGCGGGGTGACAGCGGCCGCCCGCGCGTACTTGCTGCCCTCCGGCTCGACCGGGATCAGGCCACCCACCCGGGTACGGAGCGCGTTGAGGATCGCGGGCCCGTTGGCCTTGTCCTCCACCAGCTTCGCGACGGCCTGCGGCCACCGCGCGGTCATGTCGAGCATCGCCTGGCACGACTCGGAGAACCCCATGCGGCGACGGACCTGGTCGAGCAGGTACGCGTCGACGCCGCGGCGCAGCCAGACCTGCCCGACAACGTAGTCGGCCGACTTGGTGTCCTTGAACGTGAAGTCCCAGGACTGGACGAGCTCGACGTCGGGGTCGCGGCCGGCTTCGGGGACGATGCGGGCGCCGTCGCCGCGTTCGATCCACAGGGGGTGGTCGTAGCGGGCCCACCCGTCGGCGGGGAACAGGTTGCCGGTGTCGGGGGTGGGGTGGCCCTGGTAGAGGCTGGCCCAGGTGCGGGACCCGGCGGTCTTCTTCCGCTGCTCCCACTGCTCGCGGGTGCGGCCGCGCGCGGAGATCATGAACTCGCCCTCCGCGCGGCCGAGCGGGTCGCTCTCGGGGTCCTCGCATTGGGCGGGGATGTTCAGGACCTGCCAGTCGCTGTCGGGCTCGGCCAGCAGTCGACCGGCGAGGTCGTCGTGGTGCCACCTGGTGAGGATGAGGACGACGGACGTCGCGGCACCGAACCGGGCGCTGGCTTCGTCGGTCCACCAGTCCCACACCTTGTCCCGGTACACCTTCGAGTCCGCTTCGAGGCGCGACTTGATCGGGTCGTCGATGACGAGCAGGTCACATTTTTGGCCGGTGACGCCGCCGCCGATGCCCACACTGAACAGGCCGGAGTCGTCGTGGCCCTCGATCGACCAGTTCGCGGCGGCCCCGTTGTCGTGGGCGATGGCGATGCCGAGCTCGGGGTTGCGTTCGACGACGCGGCGGACAGCGAGTCCGTTGCGGTTGGCGAGAGACTGGCCGTAGGAGGCGCCGACGACCCGCCAGTCTGGGTGCATCGACAGGGTCCACGCGACGAAGTCTTTCGCGACGCGCGTGGACTTGCCCTCCTGCGGGGGCATGGTGATGATGAGCCGGCTGTTGGGGGTGTTGATGAGGTCGACGAGACGCTGGTCGATGAGGTCGAGCGCGGGGGTTTGGACGGTCTTGGGGTTGAGATGCGCGGCGAGGTCGCCGGGCGTGGCCCAGCGGCGGCGGGGCGGCTCGAAGTGGCGGGCCGCGTGTTCCCACAGGTCCAGGGACATGCGGTTCAGTCCTCGAGGGCGTGGGTGTCGGCTTCGTCGGCGTGGCGGCGTTCGCATTCGCGGGCGAGGCCTGGCACGACGTACCAGTGCTGGCAGTTGGCGCAGCGCCACTGCGCGTCGTAGTCGTCGCCGGTCATGGCCGGGCCGGTTCGGTCAGCGGGGCGAGGAACCCCTGTTCGAGGAGTTTCGTGGCGCACTGTCGGGAGTGGTGGTCGCACAGGAGAACGTCGTAGCCGGTGCGTCCGTGGATCCACCTGTTCTGGGCTGTCTTGCCGCACTTGTCGCAGAGGTGCGCGAGGTCCAGCATGACGGCCTCCCCGGCATGACGAAACCCACCGGTCCCGAAAGTGGGATGGGTGGGCTTGCTGGAAACGGTATGCAAAACGAAAACAGTTGTCAACGGCTTCGGGCTTTCCCCCGCCCGGTGTGGCGCAGGTCCCGCTCGAGGCGGAGCACCTCGGACTCGAGGACGTGGGCGTGGCCGTCGAACAGGATGACCTGCAGCTGGTAGCGGCGGATCCACGACCGGACGGTGCGGATGTGTACGCCTGTCAGGGTCGCGGCCTCCCGGATCGTGACCAGGCCGTCGTCGTGTTCGGTCACGCTGTCTCCTGCCCGTGGCTGTCGGCGTAGGCCTTGGCCAGCAGCTGGTAGTAGTCCCAGTGCCACACGGCCCGGCAGGCGCGGCATTTGACGAGCTCGTCGCCGTCGTCCCTGCGGAGGGAGTTGCGGGCGTCGCAGACCATGCACGCGCCGGGTAGGCGGTGGGTGAGGCGGTCGATGCCTGCGGCCTGCTCTGCGCGGCGGGTGAGGCGGGTCGCGTCCTTGCCGACCTGCCTGGCTTCGGGGGAGGCGAGGAGCTGCTCGGACCAGTGGGTGAGGTAGTGCACGGCGGTCGACAGGCGGCGGGCGCGGTGCTCGGTCGACCCGTCCCACCAGTCGCCCGGCGCCGAGTGGTGGAGGCGGGCGCGGAGCTTGTCCTCGGTTGTGCAGGCCCAGGCGACGAGTTCGTCGATGGCGTCCCAGGCGGGCGACCCGGAGGGGGAGCCGGTGCGGGTGCCGTGCCGCGACCCGTCGCCGACCTCGGCGGGTGCGAGCCGGCCGCCGCTGCCCGGGGTGGTGTAGGCGCAGCGGCCGCAGCGGGCGAGCAGCGGCGCGGGACCGAGGGGCCGGGTGATGGTGTGGTGGCAGTCGAGGACGTCGATCACCCACCCGTTGACAGCCGCGCGGGTGCGGGTGACGGTCCGCCACGGGTCAGGCGTGTCGGGTGCGCCGGCGTCCCACAGGTCGGCGGCGAGGTCGGGGAGCCGGCCGATGGCGGCGACGATCGCGACTCGGCAGGAGAGGCACCAGACGGGGTCGCCTTCGCGGGGGTCGTCGACGGGGTGCCGGCCGGGGCAGAGGATGGCGATGCGGCCGTCGGGGTGGGCGGCGTGGGCGTGGCCGTCGCGGTCTGTGGTGCGCTGCCACGGCGGGTCGCCGAGGCGCGGG